AAATTATAGATGATGTAACACTACCGAATAAATATTTTGGCAATATGTTAACTTACGATGATGGCACTTGGGCTATACTTACTGAAGCAGTAGCAGAAGAAAATGCTTCTAGGAAAGCATGGCGTGATAAAACTGGTGATACATCATTTTCAGATATAGAAGTAGAATTGTAAAGGAGAGCCAATGTCAGACCTAGAATTACAAAATAATAATCTAAGGAAGATTGTAGAAGCAAAGGACAGGCAAATATTAGATTTGCAGTTGCAACTACTACAATTAACCACAGCAAATAGCGAGGTAAATAATGAGCAGACTAAAAGTAATGAAGTATCTGCCAGCAATAGTAAGTCTGGTAAGTGAAGTTATAAAAGCCAAACAAGATGGCAAAATTAGTAATGACGAAAAATCTAGGATTATGAAAAAATTCTGGGTAATACTTAAAATAGACTAATGGGAAAACTAAGACCACAAATATTTCTAGCGATCATAGTGTTAGGTATACTAGCAGGTATAGGTGCTTTCAAAGGCGTACCTGAACTAGCTACTGCTACTATCGGTGGTATCATAGCATTAGGTATGAAAGTATTGGAGAACGAGTAGTGTATAGATATAGAGTTACAATAGTCAAAGTCATTGATGGAGATACTGTTGATGTTGACATTGACTTAGGTTTCAGCGTTGTACTAAAGAAACAGCGTGTGAGGTTGTATGAAATAGATACACCTGAAAGCAGAACTAGAGACTTGGTAGAGAAAAAATTTGGATTGTTATCAAAAAGTTACCTACTAAATAAATTAGATAATGCAGACACGATAACTCTAGTTTCGCATGATAAAGGAAAGTTTGGTAGAATACTAGGTGAGTTGTTCATAGATGACGATTCTAAGAGTGTGAATATGCAAATGGTTGACGATCATCACGCAGTTTATTACTACGGACAAAATAAAGATGATGTTGAGCAAGAGCATTTGATAAACAGAGAATGGTTGATAAAGAACAGCAAGGTGGAAATGACATAAGCGATTATGTACAGAGCAGAGGTATTTTTATAGCAAAAAAAGAAAAACAAGAATGGCAAAACATACTGGGCAAAGTAGCGATGAATCCCAAAATGAAAAAATGGGTGAAGCAAATAATAGCGAACAGGTACAGAGGAGTATAGCCAAGAAAAGATTGTTAGTCAGCAGTATCGTATTAGCGTCATGTCTGGCAGGAATGATCGTAATTGGAGAACTATACAGCAGATGAAAAAAATAAAGTTTAAAAGACCATCAATAAAAGTACATATCCCTCAAAGAGTTAAAACAGCGTTCAGTATGTTACTTATGCTTGTAACTTATATATTTGCCACATTTGGTGCAGTAGGTCTAGCAATAACGCTTATACACCCTACAGAATTATGGTGGAGTATAGCTCCAATAGAAACTAGATATTTTCTTATTACATATAGTAGCGTATTATATTACTTGGACTGGTTACAGATTTATTATTGGGAATCCGTATCAACATTTTCTACGCTTCTTGTGTTAGCTTATGCCATACACATCAGAAGCATAAAGCAACTTTGGTCAATAATAAAAGCCAGTCCAAAAGCATTGTTATACTCACCTATCAGTTTTTATAAAGAAGTAAAACTATTTAGAGATTGGCTATTTAACAAGATAGAATATCTAAATGCTGAATCTGCTAAATGGCATAAGTTCTTTATGGTTATGAAATCACCATACAGCTTACTTAGGTCTATGGGTGTAAATCCACAGATGGCAATCGCTATACTAGGTATAGGTTCAACTACTGCTGTTGGTGTTGGTGTAGCAGAAGTTATTGAGCAAAGAAGTTTTGCTAATGGTGATAGTGGTATATATCTTGCACCTGAAAATGTACCTAGTGAGGAACTAGAAAGAGAACTTGCATGGCGTAAAGATAATCCTAGTGATAATACATTAAGAGTTATACTAAACGAAACACCAGTAGAAAAACTAAGTATATCAAGTGTAAACATCGGAACTTCTTATGCTTCTAATGGTGAACCTTCTGCACTGCCACAAAATAAAACAGAAGCTATACTCATAGATGGTAATGGCACAAGAATAGAAGTAGGTAAACTTACTTTCAGTCGTAATAGTTGCAAGACATTAGCATTGTCAGATATAAATGCAAACAAGATTACTATAAAAGATAATCAAGCAGATGGTCTTTCTATTTATCAAAGTGCAACATCTACACAACCTAATCTTAGAGTATCAGGTGGTAACTATATGGCAGACTTATTGGAAACCAAAGGTGGCACATACGATAGATTATGGATTGCACCTCTTGACACTATGACATCTAGCAAAACTAAAGTAAACGAAATTATACTAGACAATATCGTTTCTAGTGGTGGAACTTGTGATTTAAAGAAGCTAGATATTGGAGAGCTGATTATACAATTCAATAGAATCGGTGGTGATAGTAATCTAGTAACGAAAGCGTTCACAGTAACCACGACAGTCAAAAGTGCTAACTGGGATGTCCTCGGCAATATAGAAGTTGTTATGGCTGAAGTTGCTAGGCAACCTGACTAATGGTTACAAACTTTCCAAATCAACCTAGTGAGCTGACTATACAGATATTAGAAAGAAAGTCTAATAGACCAGTAGAAGATATAACTCCTCATGTACAAGCTACACAAATAACTGAAAGATTTAGAACATTCGGTACAGGTAGCATACAAATACGAAGTGAGGATATATCGGCAGCAAGTACAGCATTAATACTTTCTGGGAACGCAGCGATAAAGATTATTCGGGATTCTATTATAGTTTTAAGCACAGGTGATACAACTTATACAGATACAATCACAGGTCCAATAACGAGAGCTACATTATCTGATGGTGATTATATACAACAAACACTAGACTTTCATACAGTATCAAACGAAGTTATTGTATTAGGAAATAATTCAGGTGCTAGTCGTAATATCACAAGAGTTAGAGATACAAGTTCGCAGTCTAACATTGGTTGCAGAGAATCTATTGTTGACGCTAGACAAACTACAACATCAGCCGAAAGGACTGCCAGAGGAAACAATACACTTGCAGATATGGGTGAGTTTGAAAGAGTTATTACTGCTGGTGGTACTTCACAGGGAAGCTTCACATGGCTACTAGAATTTAGTGACAATCTAGTTTATTTATCATATAGACATATCGGTTGTACTGGTGTAGCAAAAGTAGATCCAGGGAATGTAGCAGCTGGCAATTATATAAGAAGCGTACTTAATGATAATTTGATAATACCTCAATCAGCTTCAAACGATAATAATGCAGAAAGACAGATAGATGTACCTGCTGTTATCGGAGCATACGATAGTATAGGCAGCACAATAGATTTACCTGTTCGGTGGAATAATGTGGCTAATGTAGTAAGAGAAGCGTGTATAAGTGGTTCAGTAGGTATTAAAGCTAGTGTCAATGATTCTAACCAAATACAATATGATGTCGTTACTATAAACGATAGAACATCTGGTACAACTAACGCAGTAATCTACAATAGAGATAACGCTGACGCAAGTTTCAATATACAAGTTGGCGATAAAATTACAGTAGAAGAATATATATACAATGACAGCACGACACCAGAAATAGGTCCTGTTGACATGTTAGTTACTGGTAGGGTAATAAACCTTAGACGTGGTCAAACAGACAATATAAGATACCAAATGGGTGGCGAGAATAGAACATTTACTGATATGATGAGGAGAAGTCAACAATCAACTAGACTAGCAGTTTATGCTTAGGAGATAAAATGGCGAAAGCAAAAAAAGTTACAATACAATATACAGGTCAAGGAAGTTTTGCTCATTCTGACTGGGAAGTTGGTTCAGGAGAATATATAGATATACCTGAAGCTGACTATAAATTCCTGACAGATACGAATCAAGCTTCTGATATTGTCTTACAAGAAGATGACTAATATGTTTCCAGTGCCTGAAGGTGGCTCTATACACAGAATGCTACCTTGGGGAGAAAGAAAAGGACAGCATAGTATTTGTCAGATCATAGAGATAAGCGATACAAATCCAGACAATAACGAATTTAAAACATTATGCGGAGATTTTACATTTTCTGATTTCGTAGAAGTATTCCTAGCAGAAGAAGATGACTTGATAAATATAGATTTTTGTCCGACCTGCTCTTTGGTTAGAGACGCAGAGAGAATAATAAATAGTATTTAAAAAAAAAGCTTTACAAAACTAAAATAATATAGTATTATTACTATATAACAATTATTTAGTCTTGGAGGGCTACAATGAATACTAAAGAAAAACTACAAAATAGTTTCGCAAATACTACACAACTTGCTGGTACATACGGAATAGAGGTTGAGTTCGTCAATCGTTCAGGTTTATCACACCACGATATTGCTGACATGATGTCTGACTACTTACATGAGATTGGTTCTGACGAAAAAATTACTGCTTGTTCTTATGGTCGTGCAGGTTCTTACAATAATAATGATCAATGGGCGATTCACCCTGATTCATCTTGTGGGTTAGAAATGCCTACACCGATTCTTACTGGTGAACATGGTTTACAGAGATTAGAACTAATGATAGAAGTTCTAAAAATTGTTACTAACGATCAGGTTTCAGTTAACAGTCGATGTGGCTTACATGTTCACTTAGGTAAAGCACAGTTCAACAATATGAACCACCTTACTAAGTTCGTTGCAAACTACATGTACTACGAACCAGCAATCGACAAGTTAGTTCCTGAATCTAGGAGAGGTAACCAGAATCGTTCTTACGCTTCTAGTATTCACAGTCCTGTTGATCAGAAAGCTATCAAGTCAGGTGACTGGGAAACAGGAGTGAATGGCATTGACAAGTTGAGATACGTGAAAAATGCTCAACACATTACTAGGCGAGGTGCAAAAATTAATATCACAGGTTACAAACCTACGATAGAAGTTAGACACCACTCAGGTTCTCTAAATATTGACAAGATTTCTACATGGGTTAGATTCCTAGACTTCATGGTTAGATGGTCAGGTCTTAAGGAAACAAGAGTTCCAAACATTAACATCTACGATTTCACAGATGACAGAGATGCTTACACTCATAAAGTTTGGTTGCAGTTACTTTCTAAAATGAATGTGACAGGTCAGCAAGAGTTGGCTAATGAATTAAAAAAACGAGCTAGACAGTTGTCATAAGGGAGGTTCATAATGACTGAAGAAAAAAACATAGGAAAAAACTTATACAAGAGTTACACATACCAACATGACTGGAATTCTAAATGGGAGTTCCAGTCACTAAAAAAAGCAGATGATAAGTTTCACACTACAGAATACTATCTAGCTTATGGTTCTAACCTTAACTTAGGACAATTAAAACACAGATGCCCTAATGCTAAGCATGTCGGTAATGTTACAGTTGACGACTGGCAATTAGTGTTCAGAGGTGTTGCAGATATTGAGCCAGCAGTTGGCAAAAAATTAGTTGCAGGTATATTCAAAATATCTAAGCAAGATGAGGTTGCACTTGACCGATACGAGGGCTACCCAAATCTATACTACAAAGATTTTATGGATATGCAACTTGATGGTCAGCCGATCAAAGTTATGTACTACAAAATGCACAAGTCAGGTATCGCTAGACCTAGCGACTACTACTACAAAACTATACTGCAAGGTTTCATGGACTGTGGTCTTGATATTTCTGTACTAGCCGAAGCATACAATCACACTTTGGCTAATATTACTACAGACCCCTCAGGACATCACTTTCCTAAAAGAAAGGGTAAAGTTACCAAAAAGAATAAAAACGCTTCCAGAGGTATCATTAAACGCTTCAGGGATCAGTTAAATAAAAAACACAATACACACAAAGGAGGATAGTGTGAAAAAAATAAAGAATCAAAAGAAAGCGATAATCAAAGTCAATGGCGAAGATTATGTGAAAGTTTCATCAATAAGACAAGTTGAAATAATTGGCGAGGAAACTGTCATAAACCTAAAGAGTGGCAGAACTTATGTGAGGTTCGGTGATGGCAAATCCTACTGCGAGGAAATAGATGGGCAAGAATATAAAATCCATGTCGCTACAAAAATAAAGTATGTTGGGAATCGCTCCTAACATACTTTACAAAATTAAAATATCATATAAAATTATATTGTTCAAAACAATTAGTGAAAGGTTACAAAATGCAGACATTCTTACCATATCCAGACATACTACAGAGCGTACAATGTCTTGATTACAAACGACTAGGTAAACAGAGGGTTGAAGCCATGCAGACTTACAACCAAATTACCACAGGCAGAGGTGGTTATCCACATCACCCTGTCAATAATATGTGGCGTGAATATCCTAGTGCGTTAGCATACTATCACAACGCTTGTATCATGGAGTGGTGTGCTAGAGGTTACAAAAATACTATGCAATATTTACCGATAGATGATCTAGTTATGCCCTACTGGTTAGGTAATGACAAGTTACATCTATCACATAAATCTAACCTTATGAGGAAAGATCCCGAGTACTATGGTCAGTTTGACTGGCAAGTTCCTGACAATCTACCTTATATATGGATTAATAGAGGAGGAGGTGCAGAACTATTAAAGACTACCTAATAAAAAATTTTAGCCAAAGGAGAATCATGGCAACTTACAAAGTAAACATAGAACAAATGAGTTATGCAACAGTAGAAGTTGAAGCAGACTCAAAAGAAGATGCAGAAGAATTAGTCAACGACATGTCGCAAAGCGAAGTTGATGATGACGCACAGGACAGGGATTACTCTGACTTCGTGAATGTCTTATCAGTTGACGAAGTTTCACATGCAAATCAAAACCATAAATAAAAATCAAAACAGGAGGTACTCTATGGAAAGAGTTACATTAGACTTAGAACAATTAAGCATACTTGCTTCTAAGTACATTACAGTAGTAATGAATACAATATACCAAGATATTAGAAATGGCACATTGTATACACACTACAAAAATAATTTACCTATAAGAAAAATATTTTATAGGGTATGCAAACCGAACATGTCAGAAAAGACATGGGATAAGTTCTTGCAATCACCAGAGTTTCAAATGATTGACAGAAACGATACTGGTGCGACATTGTCAAACGATAATTTTGACGACGTTGTTTTTGCTCTTATAGAGCATAAAGCATTGGAGGGCAAATCATGGTAACAAGAAAACGAGAGATGCCAATTTTAGGAGATAGGTATGCTAATAGATATCTACCATTCTACAAATTAGGCACAGTCTTTAGTGATGGCGTTGATAGTGTTGAAGCGTTAGAATATGCTGGTCTAGATTATGAATATCAGATTGACAAACCAACTGCTAGATACACGAAAATAATTGACGGCACAGAGTTCGTACAAAATGTAGAAGGAGATACTAGAGCAGTAATTAGACCTCCAGTCGCAGGAAGATATGATACTCCTGAATGGATTGGTAATGTTACTGACAGATATTCTCTGATACAAAATAGAGAAATAGCAGAGTTCATACAACCTTTAACTGAAACGTATCCTGTAAAGGTCGCAGGAGAGCTTGGTAGGGGTCGTACAGTATTTTATGTGTTATCGGGTAGTGAAATTAAAACAACTATCCCTACGGAACAAATAAATACGTTTATTCTTGTCAAAGATGGTAAGAATGGTGGCACTGGTTTATCAATTGGAATGTTTGCTGTCAGAGTTGCATGTTCAAATATGCAGATGTTCAGTAAGCAAGTTCTAAATAGTTGGACTATCAAACATACTGCTAGTATCAGAGATAATGCAGAAATTTTGATTGATGGTATGCACAAGTTAGAGCAGATAAAAAAAGATATCAGTCTAGTTATAAATAAGTATAGCCATACAAAGATGGGATATGACGATAGACAATCAATGTTTGCACATGCTTACCCACTACCAAAAAGATCAACAACTCTAGGTATTCTTAGTGATAGTACTGCACAAGCAGAAAGAACTGACTACCTACAAAGGTCTTATGACTTAGCAGTTGATAGGACAAAACAAATGAGGACTACTGCCGAAGAACTATATTCAAAGTTCAACGACGATAATCCTGATGTGGCTAATACTGTATGGGCTTCTATACAAGCTGTAACAGAACTTAGCACATGGCGTGAGGGTAACAAAGCAGATAGTTCTGTATTGTTTGGTGCAAGAGCAAACGAAATATATAGAGCGTATGAATATGCTCAATACTTAAGATAAGGAGACAATTATGACTACAGAAAAATTAACTAAAATGAAACAGATGATGGCTAACAATCCACCACCAGAACCATTCTACTTAGAGGTAGAACAAAAAAGTGATGATGGCACTATTGTTTACAAACCTTTGATGGTTAGATTTGCATTTGAAAGTAAATTTGACGATATCAAGTGGACTCTGTATGGCGACTTTGACGAACAGGGTAACAGCAATAGATACTGGAAATTTGATGGTGTCAGTGGTGCTGAAAGAATTAAACAATGGGCAGAAGCAGAAGTACAATTAATGGAACAGACTGTCAAAGGCAAAACTTACTATGAGTGTATAAGTATCAAATGGGAAGATGACGAAGAAGTTGACAATGCTGTTGTAGGTATCGCTAAAAAAGTTGGTCAAGAAGTTGCACAGGAATACATTGACGAGCAAGAAGAAAAGAAAGCTACTGTCAAACCTGCTGGTGGAATTGGAAAAGATGATCAGGTTCCTGCTGTTTGGATGTTACCTAGAGAGTATCACGAACAAGCTAATGAGAAACAAAGGAAAAGTATAGAAATGCAAGTTGCTGTCAAAGCTTACACAGAGTTTTGCAGTACAGATTATGCAAGTGAAGAAGATAGAACTATACTAAAGAACATCTTAGAAAAAATGATAGGAAGTGAATTATGGCAACTGCCACAAGAAGATTCGGACGAGACGAAGAACGAAACAAAGTAATCGTTCAGCAGTTTCTTGACAATCCTAACACTACCTTACAGGAAGTTGCAGAGGAATACTTTATAAGTAGAGCTAGAGTAGGTCAAATACTTAAGACTTACTTTGGCTCTGACTGGCAAAAACCAAAAAAGAAGTATGTCTGTTCAGCATGTCAAATTACTTTTAATACATGGCAAAGTAATCCGACTGCAAAATATTGTAAGTCATGTTACGGAAAGCATTGGAAAGGCAAAGCAAGACCGAGTTATAAAAAATAAAAAAACGAAAAAAAAGTTTTTCATACTTTACAAAAAAAAGAAAAAAAACAAAAATAAAAAAATATATATATAAATATATATATCAAAAAAAGTTCAAAACATAAGGAGATAAGATGACAATGGTCAATCAAAGATATGACTGCACTATCTGTGAAGATTCAGGATATGTGCCAGTCAAAGAAGAACCTACAAGATTACAAACTTGTATATGTGAGCAAAAGAAGTATCAAGAAAAACGATACAATCTAAATTTTATCAGTTCAAATATTACAGAACTAGATAAACAGAGATTTACTCTTGATAACTTTGATCCTAGAAAACAACTTACCAAGAAAGGTATAGCAGATGCAAAAATGCTTATAAAACTTCTTGATAGTTGGCAGAAAAAAGATATAAAAATACTGACAATTATCGGTGGTGTAGGTATAGGCAAAACTCATTTAAGTATTGCTACACTATTAAACCTGCTACATGAAGATAGATGTTATTATGCACCAGCTTCTGAGGTATCAGTCAAGTCAAGAGATTTTGAGTATAACGAAGCTGAACGATATAGAAGAAAATTACAAGATGTTGACTGGCTAGTTCTTGATGATGTAGGTGTTGAGCATGATCCTAGAGGTTACATGCAGACTTTTTATCATAGCGTTATTGACCACAGGTATAGTCAGCACAAACAAACTTTGATCACTACTAATTTAAGTATCAATGGCAAGAAAAAAGATAGTCTACTTAAAAGACTAGGAGAGCGTATTGTATCAAGACTAAACCACAAGGGAGTAAGTCTATGCTACGAAGCAGAGGGTCAAGATATAAGGAAAGCTAAATGAGTGTAAGCTTAAGAGGTCAGGTATTTTTATGCCAAAATGACATATCAATATACAAAGACAAAGATGATAATAGTTTATTTATTGCTGGAAATATTAGACCTCACCCACAACCTAGAATTACTAGACGCAGTAGATTCGCAAATAAATACCATAAAGCGTATATAGATTGGCGTAACAATATGCGTGATCTAGTTAAAACTAAATTTCAGCAACTATATTTCCCTGATGAATTTTTAGAGTTGAGTGTTGTATTCGGTGCAAAACCTAGTGAAGCTACAAGAAAAAACAAAGATGGCTCTGACGATAAAAGAACAATAAATGATATTTATAATTCTGACTTAGCAAACTATGTAAAAGCATGGGAAGATGTTATGAATGGCATTGTATACAAAGACGATAAGCAGATAAGAAAGTATGGTAATTGCGATGCTACTGATAATGTCAAAGATTACTATTTTATACATTTGAAACCAGTGTATGTACATCATTCTTTTTTCACGGACACAAAGGTAAAAATTTAGGAATGTCTAAAATTATAGTGAGGACAGTTTTAAAAACTAAAATTTAGAATGGACATAAAGCAGAATTTTTTTTAGAATGTATCGCAGAAGCATTGTGCCTTCTGTTTTGAACAAAAGTGGTGGGTGTTTCTCTGGCGAGAAATTAGACATTCACGCTCACCACTTTACAAACCTAAAATATTATAGTATAGTTATTATGTTCAATAAAAAACAGAAGATTCAAGGAGGTCTTAAATGGTGAGGAATGTTTCTACTTCCACGCAAATCCGAAATGGAGTTAACACTCCAGAGGTCAATGGCGTAATTCACACAAAGGAAACGATTGTGAATCCCATTTATGCTAGAGCAGTAAGTCCACGACATGTTACTGCGATAGTAAACAACTTTGATCCACGCAAGATAGGTACTATCGTTGTATGCGATATCGGTGATGACAAATACGAAATCATTGATGGTCAGCACAGGGTTGAAGCTTGTAAACGTCTAAAACATGAATGGATAGAAGTTCATGTATTAGAGAATATGTCCTTAGAGGAAAGAGCAGAATTTTATCACTCTTTCAATACTTTGAGGAAGCCACTATCTAGTATCGAGAAGTTTAAAGCTAGACTGATTGAGGGTGATGGCGAAAGTGTAGCGATACACGAAATCTGTAAGAGAGTTGGTGTTCAAGTTATGGGCATAGATACAGGAATCAAACAGACTGTATTCCCTATAACAAGAAGCATTGACAAGCTTATAGGAATTTTTAGTATGGGATTGTTGCACAGGACAGTCAGCATATTATACAACGCTTATGACAATGAACCACAAGATTGGTCAAAAGAAGCATTTGGCAACTACTTGCTAGATAACATAAGCAAAGTTCTGTATTCATACAGGAACGAGATAGATGATGACAGGTTGTGTCAAACTATCGCAAAAGCAAAGTCAAGCTACTGGAACAGTAAACCTGATAGCACAGACTTGCAAATGAAAACTTATGGTGGTGCAACTAAAATTGTTGAAGCTTACAACAAAGGTTTATCAGAAGCTAAGAGATTAGACTTCTCTAAATTGTTTGCGAAAAAAGTTTCAGCACACATCATGAGGAAATCAGCAGGAATAAACAAAGGTTAATCCCTTTTAACTAAATAGCTTGGCTTGGTGGGAGTGTTCAGGGACGCTCACTCTCACTAGCCACAAATCAAAACAGGAGAAACAATGGGAAACTTATACGACGAACTAAAAGACTTTGAACATTTACAAAAGCAACTAGACGCTTATGTTGACAGGTTAGAGAAAGTACACTATCAAAAGATAGATGGTCAAGCTAGAAAAGAAGCTTTACAAAATATGGAGGAACGAAACGATCATGTCAGCGATACACCTGACATAGATAGTATCGCAGAAAGAAACTATGAGAATAGAAAATCATAGTATACAATTTATTTGGGCAGTGACCTCCAAGACTGTTAAAACCTACCTCGTGTAGTTTTTCACCACTGCCCATACAATATACTCCCTTGTGGCTAGACAATTCCTTTTTTTCTCGCAGGGGAGTTTTTATTTTAGTTATGTATATGCTAGACTACTGGCATGGAACTAAAAAATCGTATCAAAGAACACATCACAGTAAAGAAATCAGAGATAAGACCTAATCCTAACAACTGGCGATTACACCCAACAGAACAAATAGAGGGATTGACTACTGTACTAAAAGACATTGGTTTCGTAGATGAATTGTTAGTTATAGAAGATCCAGAAAAGAAAGCTACATATATGCTAATTGATGGTGAAGCCAGATGGTCAGTTCACGAAGCTGATGATATTCTGCCATGTGCTGTGCTAGATTTGACAGAAGAAGAAGCTAAGATTGTACTTACTACTTTTGATCCTATATCTAGTTTCGCAGGTACAGACCCTAGAAAACTAGAAAGCTTGATGAAGAATACAGATATGCAAAAACTTGAGGAAGATGTATCTGATGAAATGAAAACTCTCATGGCAGATATTGATGAGAAATTTGCAACAGGATACAACGAACTGCCACCACAAGAAACTGACGCATACTTCGTAGAAAATGAAAGAGAAGCGTTACCACCAAGCGAATATATGAAAAATAAAGAAGCAGGTACAATACCAGAATCTGCTCAAAGCATACAAATAAAAGTTAGTCCTGAAGAATATGAAGCTTGTATGCAACGACTGAAAGAGTTGGCACAAGTATACAGCACGAATACTTTGAGCGATACATTTGTCAAACTAATACAGGAGAGCAAAAACTATTATGATGGAGATTAGACTTAGAAGTAAAATTTCTAAAGAAGAACTTGACGAAAAACTTGGCAGGATAATAACAGAAAAAGATGTTAATGTAGTCCTCACTAATCCTTGCAAGGTGTTGAAGCCGAATGGTGACCCTTTACTTATATATTTACCCAAAGCTATACCAGAAGATGTTGCTGAAAGGTCTTATGAGATATTGCACACAATACAAAGTGTCAGTGACAATAGAGGTATGGCAAGTGGCTCTAAAAGAGTTAAGCGTGGCAAGACATCAAGAGCCAACAATATAAAGAGTAGCGTAATAGGTCATTTTGATCCTTATAAAAACTGGCACCCATTCTGCAGAACGACAGCATGGACTGGTGCACACGCAGAAGAATTTAAAGAACTGATCCCAATGTTTCAAGCATGTGCTGATAATTTTGAGAAGCACGTTCCTAATAGATATGCCATACAAAAACGCAGATGTGAATCTACTAAGCAGGAATGGGTTATAGGTAAGACACCATTTACAACGATTACTGTAAATAATACTTATCCTACTGGCGTACACAAAGACAAAGGTGATCTTGAATCAGGATTCAGTAACTTGGCATGCCTAAGACGTGGCGATTATGATGGTGGCATATTAACCTTCCCAGAATTTAGAGTAGGCGTTGACATGCAAGATAGGGATTTAATACTCATGGACGCACATGAATGGCATGGAAATACAGAGCTTGATTTAAAATCTGCTGACGCTGAAAGAATATCTCTTGTTTTATATTACAGGACAAACATGCTTCAATGTGGCACAGCTGAAGAAGAAATAGAGAAAGCAAAAAAACAGATACAATGGTATACAGAGGAAGAACTAGAAGCTCATGATTTAAAGGAGTCAGTAACTTTAGCAAAGGACAGGTAGTTTATCACCCTTGACATGCTAAAACGCTGTCTGAGGGCTTCTGAGGGCTTCATAAAATAAGAAATTTAAGTAGAAATAAACAAATATGACTGATTTCAAACAAAATGACAAATTTCGTGACAGTTATAATATTTATACTATTTCACTAAATACTGACGTTGGTAACCACAGAAAGTCGTTGCTAAATTTTGACACCGAAATATTTGAAGCATGTACTTATGAAAGTAGTCCGCAATTTATAAAAGACAAATTTAAGTTTTTCAAGATAGGCAAGAAAACAGCAAGACCAATATCAGGACAGCATGGTACTATCGGGTGCTTCAGTAGTCATTACCTTGTTATAAAAAAAATAGCAGATGAACAAATTGATAATGCAATAATTACAGAAGATGACGCTATGCAAAAAGCAAACTTGCCTGATCCTAGCATATTTACAGAGCCGACATTGTTAGGTGCTTTTTTACATCACCCTACAAGTTTCAGAGATACTGAACGCTGGGCTAAAGAAGTAATGCCTGAAATTATATTTAGTTGGTCTACTAATGTGATAGAGATAGATTATAGTATATTTAGATGGCGTGGCTGCCATAGTTATTTATTTCCTAAGTGGCAACAAGCTAAAAAAATAGTAGAGCATATAGAAAACGCATCATTTTTGAAAGCAATAGACACAGAACTACCGAATAATAAACTTCTTAACCACTTACACTACCCTGCCATTTTTGAGCAACGCAGAGATTTAAAAAGTCAGATTGAAACTAATTTATATGCAGGTGAAAGAAAGAGTATGATATGAAAGCACAGATAGTGATACCTAGTTATAAAAGAGTAGACATCTTAAAAAATAAAACTTTAGCGATGCTGCGTAGTTATAATGTGCCAGACAATAAATGCAAGATATATGTAGCTACTGACGAACAATTAACTGAATACCAAAATGAAATCAAAGGCGAATATGATTGGCAGGTGATAGGGCGTCCAGGTATCGGTTACCTTAGAAACTACATATCGCAAAATAATAAAGCAAACGAATGGTTGTTATGGATTGATGATGACATAGAAGAAGTGCTGTACCTACAAGATAACAAACTAGAAAGAATACCTGACCTAAATGTTATGATAGACCAGATGATTGTTGATGCTGACGCACTAGGTAGTGGGCAAGTTGGCATATACCCTGTCAATAATCATTTCTTTATGAAGCCAAAAATAACAATAGATCTTAGATTTATTATTGGTTGCTTCTGTCTTACTAAGAATGATCCAGAATGTGAGGAACGTACATTTGACTTAGTAGAAGATTTTGAAAGAACTTTAAAGTATTATTTAAAATACAATAAAAGTATGAGGTATGAAAACATTACAGTAAAGACAAACTATATGCTACCAGTTGGTGGCATACATGAAACTGGTATAAGAACTAACTCATTAAAAGAAGCAGAGGTTGACAGGTTTATTGAATTATTCAGTGCATGGTGTACAAAAAAATATAAAGCAAACAATCAGGTAGATATAAAATTTTTAACAAAACCACAAGAAGTAGTATTCAACTATAAAGAATGGCTCGACCAATTAAATATACAAAAGCATTAGCTGAAGAAATAGCACAAGAGATACGTCAGGGTGTTACACCTGAAGTAGCATGTCAAGTGCATGGATTAGGTATATCTACATACTATGAATGGTGTGCGAAAGGTAGAGATGGTGTCAAACCATTTACAGAGTTTCTGGAGGTGATTACGCACGCAAGAGTTATGCTAAGAAGATTAGTTGAACGCAGAATTTTATTATCAGATGCTAAGTTCTTTGCAAGTCGTAGTCCACTAATGCGTGAGAAAGATGGCGTTGATGGTTGGCATGGTTTTGAAAAGAATGATGTCAATGTGCAAGTTGTTACAGTAAGTAGCATAGTAGATAGCGTACTAGAAGAAGATGATGACTTTGACATACTAAGTAAACCACAGACTACACACAAGATTAAATACATTGGAGAAAATGGTTCTAAACCAAAAGCAAAAACAAAAGATAAGTAATTGGCTTGACCCTGTATACTTCGTACAGAATGTTATAGGTGAAAACCTGTATAGAAAACAGGGCGATATATTGCATGCTATACAAGAGAATCCATTTGTCAGCGTAGTAGGTGCTAATGGTACTGGCAAAGATTGGACTACTGGTAGATTAATCTGTTGGTGGTTGGCTATGCAAGAGGAAGCCGTAGTAGTTGTTCTTGGACCATCATATAGGCAAGTGGCTGACATTGTGTGGAAAGAGGTTAGAGTGGCGTATACAGAAGCTCAAAAGAAAGGTAATCCTCTAGGTGGCAAGATAGGAAAAACTCCTCGCTGGGAAATTAGCGATAGACGATATGCTGTTGGCTTCAGCACAAGTGATGAGTTCAACATACAGGGTTATCACAGCAAAAGATTATTATTAGTAATCACAGAAGCACACGCAGTAGATGATGCTCACATTGACGCAGGTATGCGTTTAAATCCTACAAGAGTAGTGCTAACTGGCAACCCATTCACAACTTCAGGTAAGTTTTACGAATCACATCATAGCGAAAGAGATTTATGGAAAACAATAAATCTATCTGCATTTGATACACCTAATGTCATAAACAAAAAAGAAGTAGTAAACGGATTAGTCACTTATGACCAGATAGAAAGGCGTAAAGCAGAGTTAGGTGAAGATCACCCTATGTATGTCGGTGGTATACTTGGCAAGTTTCCTACTAATTTAGGTAGCAATCTTATATCACTAGAATCAGCTCAAAAGGCATTAACAAGAAAGCTAGAACCAACTGGACCTACTACTATCGGTGTTGATGTTGCAAGAGAAGGTGAAGATAAGACTGTCGTTGTTAGGCGTGATGGTTCAGTAGCAAGAATATTATGGTCAGTACAAGGTCAGAATACTGATCAAGTGGCAGGCTGGGTAGCAGAATATATATCAACGCATAAACCATTCGGCGATAGACAGGGTTATGTAGTAGTTGATACAGTAGGTGTAGGTGGTGGTGTATATGATAGGTTACTTGCAAATGATATACCAGATTGGGAACTGCAAGAGTTCAAAGGTGGTGGCAGACCTATTGATAACGAAAGGTATAAAGACAAAAATGCTGAGGGGTGGTATAGTATCAGAGAAGCATTGTTGGCAGAGGATTTAAGCTTTGTCAATGGTTGCGATTGTAATGGTGAACAATTAGTTTGCCAAGATTATATTGATGACGAAGCTCTTCAACGCATGGTCGCTCAACTTTCAAGTCGTGGATTCACGATTGAGGGAGATAGAAAAATTAAACTTCAGAGTAAAGACGAACTGCGAAAGAAAGGCAAAAGAAGTCCTGACGAAGCCGACGCACTAGCCATGACCTACTCTGTAAAAGAAAATGTATTAGAGGTATGGTAAATGGGAATTAGAGATAATTTTATAAAAGCATTTCAGGCATATCAAGGTAAGCCAGTAAATGTAGACGAAAAAGCATTGTATGAAATGTCATTCAACAGGGATTACAATGATGACTTAGGCAATATAATGATGCCTAGAAGTAACTATGATTATCAGCGTGATGTCAGTCCAATGCTTAATTCAGCAGTTACAGCATGTGTACAATGGTATATGAGAACATTCCCTGAAGCTCCTATATGTGTATATGCTAACTACAACGAAACAACCGAAAAAGTAAAACCTCACCCAGCAACAGACCTACTTAGATTACCAAACGAATATTATTCAGGCTCAACTTTGATGATGGGAGTTATAGCAGATTACCTAGTAAATGGTAACGCATACATTATGAAAGTAAGGAATCAACAGAATCAGGTCATACAACTATGGTATACACCAGCTTCTTTGATAAAACCTAAGTATAGCAGAAATGATGCTACTGCATTTATAACGCACTATGAATACAAACCACTAGGTAGCACAATAAAAATAGATAACGAAGATGTAGTTCACCTAAGATATGGTATTGACCCTATGAATGTACGAATGGGATTATCACCATTGAAAGCAGTGTTAAGAGAAATATTTACAGATGATGAAGCAGCAAACTACTCTGCAAGTCTACTTAGAAACATGGGTGTCGCAGGATTATTCATTGTTCCTAGAGATGGCTCTGCTAATTTAAGTAGAGAAGCAGCAGAGGTTATGAAAGATAAATTTAAAGAAAGGTTCACAGGAGATAGGAGAGGTGAGCCATTCGTATCAAACATGCCATTAGATATACAGAACATATCGTTTAGTCCTGCTGAAATGAATCTTAGAGATGTGCGTACTATACCTGAAGAAAGAGTATGTGCAGTTCTTGGAGTTCCAGCGATTGTCGCTGGATTAGGTGCAGGTCTAAGCAGAAGTACATTTAGTAACATGGCAGAAGCTAGAGAGATGGCTTATGAGAATGGTATTATTCCTGTACAAAGACTAATCGCTACTGATTTGACCACACAACTTATGACAGAGTTTGAAACTGCTAATAACTTTGAGTTCGGTTTTGAAAACGACAATATAAGAATACTACAAGAAGATAGGACAATAGAAGCCAATAGAGCAAGTACATTGTTTCAAGGTGGGATTATAACTAGATCAGAAGCTAGGTTAATGTCAGGAATGGATGCTGAAGAAGTTGATAATATATTTAGAGCTCCTACAAATATAAATGAAGTACCAAGAAATGAAAGGGCACCACAAGCTGTAGCAGGTGGTCAGCCAATGCTTATGAGTAGCTCTGAAGAAGCTACAACGAAGTCTAGCGAGGTTGAATATAAAGAACCTGAGATAACTAGACGTCAATTTGAAAAAGAGATTGTAGAAGCCGAACTAGAACTTAGTAGTATATTTGCTACTAATTTAGTTAAAGAGTTTGAGCAACAATCAAGAGACATATCAGAACAATTTATTAAGTATAGTGAAAGACAACCACAGGTAGAGGAACGCAGTCTTAGTAAAGATACATTCCAAGCAGAAGATATTGACACGATAGTCAATACAATATTGCCTAGCAGTGGTGCGACAGAAGCTATGAATCAAAGATTAGAATTATTATATATAAACCACTATAAGAGAGTAGCCGACACCACATTCGGTTCAGTAGCGAAACGAATAGGTGTATCGGTTGTATTTAACGAACAAGACCCGATAGGTCAGAATATTTTAGCAACAGGTGGCAGGAGAGCAGGTCTAATTGACTTTACTGCACAAGCGAAAAGAGCTACAAGAGAAGTAATACGTAGAGGTAGAGAAGAAGGTCAGAACCCTAGACAGATTGCAAGAAATATCAGGCAGTATGTGCCAGTAGGCAGATTCACAAGATTAGCAGATGATAGAGGTGTAGAAGCAGCAATCAATTACAGATCAATGATGATAGCACGAACAGAAACACACAATGCACAAAGAGTAAGTACAGTATCAGGTTATGAAACATCTGGTGTTGTAGATACTGTAAGGGCAATAGATGCCAAGTATGGTGATACTGATGAAGTATGCATGGAACGAAATGGCAAAGAGTTTACGCTAGAAGAAGCTAGAGTAGAAACTGAACTAGAGCATCCAAATGGAACGCTTGACTGGGAACCAATCATAAGGACACCAAATGAAACTAATGAAAATATTTTACGAAGCTATACACGAGGAGATCATGCAGAGGTGGTCAACAATAAAACGCAGGAGTAAGCAGTTCTACAATATATGGAAAGAAACAAAAGAGAAATACGACAAGCTGAAATGGTAACTAAAACTCCAATACTTACTTGGAATTATGGGAACTTACCAGAAGCTTATGTACCAGCAAGTGAATCAGGTCAAATAGGACAGCAGTGTTCTAATTGTATGTTTCACGATGCAAGTTATTGTACTAAGTGGGAAGAAATGATACATCTAAAATTCTACTGTAAGTCTTGGCAGTCTATAGATATATTTGATGACAGCATGTATTTATCAGAAGGTGATAAATCTTTTTTGACTGAACTAAAAAAGTATGAGGACATTAACTTTAGACCACCTCAATCCGTAGCAAACGCAGCACGGCGTGGTTTAGAGTTAAGGGCTGAATACAATAGAGGTGGCACAGCAGTAGGTGTAGCAAGGGCTAGGACACTTGCAAACAGAACTAAAGTAACTCCACGAACTATTGCTAGAATGGTAAGTTACTTTGCTAGACACGAAGTTGACTTAGACGCACCAGCAGCTAAACGAGGTAATGATGGATTTCCAAGTGCAGGATATATTGCATGGCAGTTATGGGGTGGATTTGCTGGTAGGTCATGGGCTAATAAAATCAGACGACAGATTGTAAGGGAAGATGAACGAGATTAAGATAGAACCTAAGACTGATGTAGCACCTAGATGTCAAATGTGTAACAAGATGTTAGCGTATGAGGTCACTAGACCATATTCTATAAAGTGTAATAGATGTGGTCATGTAACTTCTGTGATGTACAAATAGTTTACAAAAATATAATATTTTTATAGACTTATACTAAACATCACAGTCTGGAGGACACTTGGACAATATTACTAATCGTGAACATTTCAGTATCTCGCAAGTTAATGAATATCTTAAATGTGGTATGAGTTACTACTATAAATATGTAGAGGGATTACCATTGAAACCAATGGGTCATAAAGCATTACAAGGCAGTGCTATTGACGATTCATCAAATAAACACTTTACCAAAAAGATTATGCTTGATGATCAAGGCATGAATGAACAAGACTTCATTGATAATGCAGTTTACTATCACGACACTAATAAAGAGGAACATAGCTTTGACGAGCCGATTCCTAACAGCAGAGATAAGGTAGCAAGACTAGGTAAGTTATATCACGAAACTCATGCACAAACTATTGACGCATTTAGTGTTCAGTCTAAGCTAGAAACTACTATGGAAGATACTAAGAAGTTTTTAGGATATGCAGACCTTGTAACGACTGATGGCACAGTCATTGATAATAAAGTTACAGGTAAGCTTATGGCAACTGAAAACAACGTGTATGACAAGCTATCACGACATATACAGATTGTTAAATACGCTGACATACTTAACTTAGATAGCGTAGGTCTAGCAGTACTACATAATTTAAAGACACCAGTGGCATACTTTTTTAAAACTAAGATAACTACAACTGATAAAGCGATTGTCAATAAAAGAATAGAAATGGTTTGGAATTCTATCAAGGCAAGACATTTCCTACCGACAGCAAGTGATTCTTGGGCATGTAGTGAGAAATGGTGTAGCTTCTATGATATATGTGAGTTCGGTAGAAAAAGATAATAAAAAGACTTTACAAAACTAAAAAAGTATAGTATACTTACTTTATAAATTAAATAAAGTACTTGGAGGTACAAAAGTGAAAAACATAAGATACAATACACTACTTACTACAGAACCATACAGTGATGGTACATACTGGCACATTTCTTACAGATATATTAAAAATATATCCAGATTTGACCTAGAGGTTGTTCCCTCTACTAAAATTACAGAGGACAATATTAATACTGTACTTAAAGCGTTTGACATACCAAGTTATGATATAGCAGAGTTACATACTGCAACACATGACGAGTTTATGGAAGTTCTTAGCCACTACGCTAGTTACAAAGGTTTTGAAATTAACTACACAATGGTTGACCCAGATACAGAAGCAAGAGAAGCTTACTTAGAAAGCTTAGGATTAGGAGAATAATGACAGTCGTAAGAGAAACAATACTACTACTAAAAAAACGAGGTATGTGGTCAGACAAAGTCTTAATAGGAAAAGACTACAAACCATTACCAAAAATAAAAAAACAATCTAAGGTTGCTAGACAGCACCTACCCATATAAGGAGGATAATATGGTACAACGAAATACAAACATAGAAACATCAACAACAGGAATCACAATTCAACCATACGAATACGAAATGGTTCTACTACAAAAAGTTAAAGATGAGTACTACTCAGTACTCTATGGCAAAAATAACTTACGAGCAAAAGAGTTAATGGAAGAAGAATACCAAAAAGATATTCATAATATACAGAAAGTATTGGATAAATTTCCTCATCTCTTTAAGAAAGGTAAAGCAGTAAAACAACAATCAGAATTGGTTGATAAAATACATCAAACACGAAACATGAAGGATACTATCAAATCTGTATTAGAAAGGCATGTCAAACAATATCATCACGCAAAGGCAAACTACTTGCTTGGTGGTAATGTCGACAATAGAGGGTCATTTTCACCATCTAAGACTAGGTTGATCCACTCGTTGAATCAGACAATAGCTTCATTCAAATTAAGAGGTCGCTTAAATATAGAAATTGAAATGCTTGATCCATATGGAAACTTACCTGATATAGACTAACTTCCCTCCAAGTTGATAGAGGGGGCAATCGTTGTGAAGTTCGGTTGCCCTCTTTTTTTTATTGCAATCTAAATTAAAATGCTGTATATATATATGTAAGTTTACATAGAGTGCTCCAGACCCAGTGAGCCGAATGGGTATAAGGAGTATGTCGTGACAGAACAACTTGGTGAAACAAAAAGTTTCAAAACAACAGAGTTTAAAACTCACTCAGATGACCTAGGAAGCGTTGAAGCAGTATTTAGCGTATTTGGTGTTAGGGATCATGATGGAGATGTCGTTAAAGCTGGTGCAATCCCAAATGAAAGCAAAGTAACAATGGCTTGGGCACATGACTGGACTAAACCAGTTGGCAAAGGCACAGTAATAGTTGATGACAACAAAGCAGTATTTAAAGGAAGATTCTTTACAGATACCGATTCAGGTAACGAAGCTTACAAAATAGTAAAGAACATGGGAACTGACCAAGAATGGTCATGGGGATTCATAGCAAAAGAAACTATGGATGCTGACCCAAAAGATTACGATGGTCTAAAGACTAGGGAGATTACTAAAGCAGAGATCTTTGAAGTATCCCCTGTACTTAGAGGTGCTAATGCTCATACAGAGACATTGGCAATAAAATCTAGGCAACAATCTTTTGCCGACCAATGCGATTCCACTCTTGATGTGGTCAATTCTATGGTTGAGCGTGCGAAATCTCTTGCAGATTTACGAGCAAAAGACAATCGTACTATCGGTTCTAACACTTCAGAGCAATTAGCAGACTTGGCTGACGCATTAGAAAAATGTGCAACTGAACTACTAAATGTAATCAAGGTGAAAGACCAAGATGAGTACGGACACATTAAAAAGCAGGTTCAACAAGAATCTGCTAAGTTTTACAATCAACAAGTTCTAAACAAGGAGAACGCATGAGTAACCCACAAGACCTGAAAGGTCGAATGACATACTTAAGAGGTGAAATCAAGACAGTACTTGATGAAGCTGGTGCAGACTTTGACATGAGCAAAGTTAAGCACATAGATGGTTCTTCTCAAGATAAAGTAGATTGGATTAGAACGCAGAACGAAGAATTAGACACTATTTCAAAACAATACGAAGAAATGGAAGAAGTTCAGAAATCTGCAGAGAAAAATCTACTCTATGAAGCAGAGAAGAAAGGCATCATCGCAGACCCGATTGTTCAGCCAGATACAGAAATCGTAGAAGCAAAAACATTCGGACAGAAGTTGGTAGAATCCAACGCATTTAAAACATATCAGGGAGGAAACTCTCAAGAAGCTACTATTGATGTAGACCCAGCTCTTTTATTTAAGACTGACATGACTACATCAGCAGGTTGGGCACCAGAGACTACAAGAACTGGTCTAGTCGTTGAATCGGCTCAGTTCCCATTGAAAGTCGCTGACGTTATTCCGTCTGGAACAACTAACCAATCGGCAGTTGTATACATGGTGGAATCTACACTTACTAACAACGCAGCAGAAGCAGCGGAAGCAGCACAATACGGAGAAGGAGCTTTGGCACTAACTGAAACTACTTCTACTGTAAGAAAAATTGCAGTATTCTTGCCTGTAACTGATGAACAATTAGCAGATGTAGGTCAAGTAGCATCTTACGTAGATAACAGACTATCTTTCATGTTACAACAAAGATTAGATGGTCAATTATTGACAGGTGATGGTTCAGCTCCGAACCTAAGAGGAGTATTAAATACATCAGGTATCTCTACACAAGCTAAGGGTAGTGATTCAACACCAGATGCTATTTACAAAGCAATAGACAAAGTAAGAGTTACAGGAGCAGCTGACCCTGATACAGTAATTCTTCACCCTAACGACTTCCAAGCAATTAGATTGCTACAAACAGCAGATGGTGTATACATTTGGGGAAGTCCAGCAGACGCAGGTCCAGAAAGGATCTGGGGATTGCCAGTAATACAAACTACTGCAGAAACTGAAAACACTGGTTTAGTAGGTGCCTTCAGAACTTTCAGTCAGTTGTTTACTAGACAGGGTATTCAAGTACAAATCAGTAACTCTCACAGCGACTACTTTATTAAAGGTAAAGTTGCAGTTAGAGCAGACATGAGAGCAGCATTAGCAGTATACAGAGCAACAGCATTCTGTACTGTGACAGGCATATAATCTAAGGAGGATTAAATTATGGCAGTAATTAAAACTGGCGAAATCAATTCTATCTTAGGTGCTGGAGCTGGTTTCATACAGAACCTTAATTTTGGTGATGAAAAAATTGAATCATCAGCTCAGAAGTTTTCTTTGGGAACTCTAGGTATGACACCAGATGGTAGAAGATTTAGATACGCAAAGAACTCATCAGCAGCAATAACAACTGGTGGTCAAATCGTAGAAGGTGAAGCATTGCAAGCCAACCACGATATGGATGTGCCAGTAACAGGAACAACTGCAGTAGGAAGTACTACACTAAGTTTAGAAGTACCGACTACTGACTTAACGCTCAACGAATATGCAGATGGATACATCTACATAAACGATGGTCCAGGACAAGGTGAGATTTACAGAATATTATCTCACCCAGCACATGATGCGTCTGACGATGCAACTTGTGTATTCACATTAGATGAATCACAGGGAATCAAAGTACAGGCAACTACATCAACGCTTGTAGGTCTTGTATACAATCCATACTATAATGTCGCAATTATTGATGGAGATGGTACAAGAGTTGGCAGACCACTAGGTGTTTCAACAGCACCAGTAACTGCTAATTACTACATGTGGATTCAAACGTCTGGTCATGCAGGAGTTCTTGCAGGAGCAGCAGTTGGAGTTGTAGGTGATGGAATGAAAGTGAGCCAAGCTTCTGGTGAATCAGGAGCAGCCGATCTGTTTGATACTTCAGCAAACCAAGACACTGAACCAATAGGAACAGCAGTCGGTATACCTGCAGTAGCAACAGATTACCAATTAGTATACTTATCCATAGACTAGGAGAGAAAATGTCAGATTACATAAGTAAAAAAAGATTGTACTTAGATGCAGATGGGAAACCAACTGAAGATGATACTAAGGCAGTAACACTACTTGTAGGCGAGAATGGTAGTCTACCCCTTGCGGAAGCTGAAAGGCTTGGTCTGACAAGTTCTGACACGTCTACGGACACTTCTGAAACTACAGAAGAACCCATTGTTAACGAGGGTAGTGGTCTAACGATCAATAAAGCTACACCTGAAACTGAAGATAAAGCAGTTTCACCTCCGAAAGCTAGAAAGCAGAGGAGAAAGAAATAATGGGCAAAGGATCAGGATACGGAAATAGAGCATCAGGAGGGAGTTCAAGACGAACTTCCTCTGGCTCTAGAAGAAGAACTGGCAGTAGGAGAACTACAAGTACAAGACGCAGGAGGAGATAATGCCAACAGAATATAGTGCTACTTTGCTTACACCAGCAGAGATACTAACTCATGTTGAATCAGACTTAGCCACTGCTACACTACAAAGAATTCTTGATGGTGAAGAAGAAGAAATCGTTAAGAGGTTCGGTAGCCACGCACCTGATGATAGTACAAATCCAAGCCAGACTGAAAAGTTTTATTCAGTACATGGTCAAAAATTTATATATCTAGGCAGAGAAGTTGCTAGTATAACAAGTGTCACAGAAACTGAATCAAATAAATATGGTGAAACTAGCACAACTCTATCAGCAAACGATTATGAAGTTTATGATTCAAAAAGATTATTAAGAAAGGCTACAGGCGATAACTCTAGTAGTCATTGGCAAGATATTGTTACAGTAGTTTATGTACCCTATGACGACAGAGCTAGACGCAGAGTTCTACTTATAAACTTGTGCAAACTTGCACTACAATATGACGCTACCAACTCAACATCAGTTGGTGAAGTATCAGTTAGCACACCAGAGTACAATACTGAAAGAGAAAATTTATTTAATGCTTTCATAGGTACTGGAGGTTTTGACTTCGCATAATGGCAGTACGACAAGTAGCAGTAAATCAAATGATACACGAATGTAGAATCTTAGAAGATGATACAACTGGAGCTGACGCTTATGGTCATAACACATCATTCAGTTCTGCTGTCAGGGCAACTGGCGTAGCTTGTAGATATTACGAGGATTCTAATACAGAAAACTTAGGCGACATACAGGGCGTTATTACTATCGCTAAATTATTATTCCCAGTAGCACAAAATTTTAACGCAGAGGATAGGATAGATAGCATTGTACACAAAGGTACAGGCACATCAGTAACAACTGGTGTATTTGAAATTATAAGCGTATTGACAAGACCTACGCATAAAGTATTAACCATCAGGAAAGTCAGGCAGAACTAATGTTTGAAGCAAACATGGATAACAATATGAATACTGATGCTGTACTAGAACAACTTAGAGAAGCTACTAAGATGGGAATAAATAAAACAATGGCAGACTGCGTTGTGACATCTAAGGACATGGTTCCCTATGATACTGGTACGCTACACAATAGCATACAGATACAGGAGTTTGCAGAACACGAGAACAATGAAATCATAGGAAGATGGGGTAGTCGTGCAGTGAACTACGCAATCTTCGTTGAGTTTGGCACAATAAAAATGTCAGCTCAACCATATTTAAGACCTAGTGCCGATAGACATTACAGGCAACTAGAAACTAACATTAAGGAGTTCATAGATGGCTAGAGATCAAGACCCGATAGGTGCTGTGATAGCATACTTGAAAACTCAATCTAATGTTACAGATCACACATCAACTAGAATATTTGGACAGGAACTACCACGAAGTGAAGTAAGCAACATGCCTAGAAAGTGCTTAGTAATATCTTCAGCAGGTGGTGTTCGTGGTCATATAGGAGCTACAACTTACAGAGAAGTACGAATAGATGTTAGATGTTATGGCGAATCACCTAAACAGGCGATGGACTTACATATAGCGACTGATACTACTTTGGTCGACATAGTTGGTAAAGCTCAGGGTAATACTTATATATACGACGCAGTTCTTGAAACTGGAGCTTTGTCTTTGCGTGACCCAGACTTAGACTTTGCGTATGTAACAGCACCTTACCTACTAAACTACAATACAGTAAACCTAAGTTCATAAGGAGAAAATTATGGCAAATGCACCAATCACATTTCTGACAGGTCCATGTTCTGTTTACCTAGCACCTTTCGGTAGTGGTTCAACATTACCAGAAATTGATGGCGACCCAGACGCTTACAGCTGGTCAGGTGGCTTCAAATTAGGTCAAGCAGGTAAAGAAGATATTGGAACTGGTGGTGTAGAAATACGAAAGTTGACTACATACAATGAAATCAGAACTGATGGAACGACAGGTCCAGTAAAAGCACTTATAGATACAGAAACTTTTGAAGTTGAATTTACAATTCACGATTTGAGTTTCACAGGTAACTCTGGTGCAATATGGTTCGGAGCAAACAAATACGGAACTACAACTAACGTATCTGCTGGTTCAAGCACGGGTGGGTATAAAAAATACTTTATCGGTGACGAAGCAGGAGAACCTAAGTTATGGAATCTATTAGTAGGATTCCCATCTTCACCAGAACTAGCGACTGGTCATTCTCAACTTAACATCAAAAAATGTTATATGAGTAACGACCCTTCAGTTGTTTTGCAAAGAGGTGATGTAGCAGGTGTACAGTTCACATTCAGAGCTCTACAAGATACAGCAGCAACAGCAAATCAACAATTCGGTGAGTTCAGGTTCCAATCAGCAGAACCAACTGGATAATAAAAATGACAGATTCGGATTTGATAGAACTTATAACGCAAGAAGCTAAAGAGCATAAGCGTCAAGAAAGATATCATAGGCGTAGAGCCAGAACACTGATGGAACAAGCAGAGGTTCTACGCACCGAATTTAACATACAAACAAAAATAATAGGCAAAACCACAGGAGGTACAGCCAATGTTAGAAATAAAAACAAATGAAGTAAGTCATCTTCCAATAAAGATAGATGACAAAGAGTATAAGATGAAAACATACTCTGCTATGCCATTTAAAGATTATGTGAAGTTGCAGAGCTTCGGTGAAGCATACAGTAACCTAATCAAAAAAGACATATCAAAACTCACAGATAAGGAAATAGACACGCTTTCTTCAGGAATGGAGGGAATGGTTAACCTAGTAATGGAAGACTGTCCTACAAGCGTTTTAGACGCTCTCAGCGTAACAAATAAGTTGGCGTTGATACAACATTTTACAGAATCGGTGCCGAAAGAGGAGGAAGTCAGTACCGAAAAATCTGGTCAATCCTCCCAAGAATTACAAGGTTCTATGGAGGGCATGTAAACGAATGGCTAGAAACAGATTACAATCTAGTAGAATTTTATGCAGAACAAATGAATGTGCTACAAGCAGAGGAAAGGCTATCACGATTTGAGGATACACTTATGGCACAACCAGAAGTAAAAGATTCTGAAAGACAAAAATATATGAACAAGTTACAAAAATTTATAGAGAAACAAGAAAGAGTTTCTAAACGAGCTCAACATTTGCAGTTACAAATGATGGGAATAGGAGTTACACAGATAGATGGCTAATTTAGGAGATGCTACTCTAGAACTAAAGACCGATAATTCTGACTTAGAATCAGGTATGCAAGATGCCGAAAACTCTGTTGAATCCTTTGGGGCAGCAGCTGGTGCTGTAATGGCAGGCTTCGGAGCAGCTATAGGAATGGCAATAGATGACGCAGTAGATACATTCACTGATCTAGGTGACAGTATACACAAGATGTCGTTGCGTACTGATTTAAGTACAGAGTTTCTTGGAACTTTTAATCATGTCTTAGAGCAGAATGGTTCTTCTATATCAGAGTTTGAAGCTGGTCTTAGAAAGTTCACTATGCTAGTTGGTATAGAAATGCCAGAACAATCAGCGAAAGCTATTGAAGTAGCAGAACTTCTTAATCTTACATTACAAGAACAAGAAGAAATAATGAAAATGGATATGGAAGAAGCTGTCATGTTCTTCATAAAAAGATTGATGGGCATAGAGAATCACTTTGAACAAGCGAGTACTGCTATGATGGTGTTCGGTGGTGCAGGTCTTAGATTACTACCTACACTAAAGTCAGACGAAGAAGCATTGCATGCTCTTATAGAAGAAGCGATTAGATTTCATCAAGATCATGGTAAAGAAATGATACAAACCGCAGCAGACTTAAATGATGCTTTTCACGAAACTGATCAGGCTACAAACGCACTGAAGATGGCATTCGGTGAAGCTCTAGCACCAACTTTGCAAAGAACATCAGAAGCCATTAATCGTGTAATAAACGCATTCACAGCATTTGTAAGAGAGAATCCAAAATTTGCAGAAGTCATATCACTTTCTGCTATTTTAATTTCAGCGTTGACTGTCGCAGTAGGTGCATTGACTATCGCACTAAAATTGCTAGGTGGTACATTGATGGTAGTATTACCTCCATTAGCATTAGCAGCAGCAGCAATAGTTGGACTGGTAGCATTGTACGTGTATTGGGAAGAAGTTGTTTTAGCTTTCAAAAAGACTTTCAATGCAGTGATTGAATCAGTAGGTCTAGTGTTACAGGCATTCACAAACAAGGCAATAGGATATCTGAACTTAATCATAGATGGTATAAATTTACTTGCAGGAGTGTTTGGGAAAGAGATACCTAGGATTCAAAAGGTAACAATAGACTGGTCAAATACATTTGATTTAGAAACTGAAAAGATTGTGGAAAATACAGAGAAGCAGAGTGAAGCCATAGAAGAAACTGCACATAAAGTAGAGGAATCATTTAGGCGTGAAGAACTTGCACTTGACAAAAAAGCAGAAGCTTATGATTTCCACTATGACGAACTGAGCCAACTACAACAGCAGTTTGATCACAGAACTATAAAACAAACAAAACAAACTAATGAAGAAATAAAAAAGATTTTTGCTACACCAGATCAAATTAGAAAGAGCATGCAAGATAGAGGTTTGACTACTGGTATAGATACGACACCACACATGGCTGGCAGAGCTCAATTTATGGAATCTGCGAGAAGTGGTGTACTACAAGTAGCAGCAACAGATGCTATGGGTAACGCATTATTAAATGAGCATGGTGGCGTTATATTTAGAGATGCTACAAGAGAAGATATGGCAACACATCAAACTGCTAGAGACTTCTTTGGTGTGCAAGATCATGCAGTCAATACTTTGACGGGTGCTGATAGCGTCAATGCACCAATCATGAACTCACCTGTAACAAACGAACAATCAATCACAGTAAACCTAGATAGCAAAGTGATTGATGTAGCACTTATGAATAGATTAGCGAATGAGAGGATAGAATGAGCCAGTGGACTTTCGTAAATAGTGGTAATGTAAGTACCGACTTAGATGATGGTACTATTTATACTGTAACTGCTGTCAATGGTAAAGGTATGCCACAACTTAGTGTCAGGTCAGAAAGAAGATTCGGTAGGTCAGGCTCAACAATAAGAGCAGCAAGTATACCTGAAAGAGTTTTGACATTGACAATACTTATACAAGGAACTTCAGTTTCTAACTTAGAAACAAGAGCTACAACGCTCATAAGTAGGTTGGCAGGTAGTTTTGGTAGGGAAACTCAAAGAGAGGGCGTACTACAATATACTAACGACGCAGGTGATTATAGATATTTACGAGCCATTGTAACAAGTGGTATGCAAGAAAATAATATAAGTCGTATCAGTTCTACAAGTATGCTGTTACCTGTACAATTTTTTGCATCACATGGTAACTTCTACGATCCAAGTCAACAAAGCACATCAGGTGCAATCGGAGCAGCAGGTAACCTAAGTTTTCCATATAGCTACCCTATTGACTTTGGAATTGGTAGTCCATCTATATCGTTCACATTAACAAATGCAGGTAGTGCAGAAACAGAAAGTTTAGAATGGCAAGTGCCAGGTCCATCAACTGCACCACAACTACATAACAGCACAGTCAATAGAGCTCTTAGATTTGACAATCTTATAGTTCCGACTGGCTTGACACTTAAAGTAAGAATGGGTTGGCAACCTGATGGGGTTGAGACCTTTCAAGCGTTCTTAGATGATGAAGCTGGTGGTGAAACAAATGTACTAGGAGAACTGACTAGCAATAGCAGAAGGTTCTGGCTTGAACCTAGCACAAACAATATATTTGCAGTACAATCAAACACTGATGCTACTGTACATACAATAAAATGGTATAACGAGTTTATAGGAGTATAAAGTTATGGCAATAAAGAAACAAGTAAACCTGACTGTCGCAGATACAGCATTAGGTTTCACAGTACCTAGTGGCATAAGTCCAACGAAAGCAGTATTCAGCTTAGAAACAGCAGCAATAAGAATACAAACAGATGGAACAGCAGCAACTGCTACAAATGGCACAAGACTAATTCACGATAATATCTATGTCGTTAAAGGCAGAGAAGCTATCGCAAATACAAGTATGATTAGAGATACAAGCACAAGTGGTGTAATCAACATTATGTTTTTTGATGACAGCAATGGTCTTGAACAATTAGGAGCGTAAGATGGCAGAGTTTAGTTTCCCTTTTGATGTAAGCGTTGCTGGTGATAGGACTGTAACAGCAGATACATTTGGTACTATGCTTAACGCTATGGTTACCAATGGTGTTGTAAAAGATGCTGATGATGCTTTAGCAGTGTCACAATCAGGTACTCCTGCGATGTCAGTTTCAGTTGCAACTGGTAGAGCATTCGTAGGACATACAAGCAAAAGAAGATATTATAGAAATACATCTGCGTTAACTTTGACAATAGAAGCAGCTGATGGCTCTAATCCTAGAGATGACCTCATAGTTTTAGAAATGGCAGAAGCCACAGGAACAAGATCAGTCGCACTTAAAGTAGTCAAAGGTACAGCAGCAGGCAGTCCGAGTGATCCCTCACTAACTACAACAGAAGCTACCTTTCAGTTTGCAATCGCAAGAGTTAGAGTAGGAACTGGCGTAAGCACGATAGTAAACGCAAACATTACTGATCTTAGGTCAACTAATGGTTTTGCAGGTATGGCTCTAGGTGCAGGGGAAATTTCCCAATTAACAACCGACACAATATCGTCAGGTGATTTTATTGGCTTCTCTGACGAAAGCGAAACTGGAGACCCTAGCAACAAAATTACAGTAGATAATCTTATGGAGACAGCACTTAACTTTGTAACAGAAGATACAGTAGCAGTAGCATCTGACTACATGGTTTTCTTAGATGGTGGTGCGTCTGGTAACGCTAACAAAGAAAGTATTGCAGACTTTATATCAGGCGTAGCAAGTACAGGATTAGGTGCAAGTTCTGGTCAACTGTCAGTAGATATAAGTAATTTATCGTCTAGCATAACAACTATTGCAGATGATGATGTACTTATGGCAGTAGATACATCTGGTGGTGGACTTAAAAAAGTTGCTAAGTCAGTATTAGTTGCTGGTCTTGTTACTGGCAACGAAATTAGTAATGTAGTAGAAGATACATCACCTGAACTTGGTGGTGATTTAGATGTATTAGAAAGAGCAATAGTAACAGGTGCAAGCAATAGAAACATAGCATTAACACCACATGGCACAGGTGTAGTAAGAATTGATGGTAGTACTGGTGTAGACATAGAATCAGGTGCTATATCAATAAAAAATGCAGGTGCAGAATCGTATGTAAGATTTTACTGTGAATCGTCAAACGCACACTACACACAATTACAGGCAGCACCTCATGCACAATATTCTGGTAATGTAACAGTTGTATTACCTGCAAGTGCAGATACATTAGTAGGTAGAGCAACAACTGACACACTAACAAATAAGACACTTACATCACCTACAATGACAGGTGTTACTGTAGATGAAACAATACATACAGGCGTTGGTGCATTATCTAACGATACACACAAAGGCGTAGTATTAGAATTTTTAGCAGGTGAATCTTTAGCAGTTGGCGACTGGGTTTATATGAGTACAGTTGACGGTAGAGTAAGCAAAGCAGATGCCAATGATACAGCAGATGATGGTCATTATCCAGCAATCGGTGTAGCAGTTTCAGCACAAGGTTCAGCAGGTAGTGCTGTTAGAGTTTTAACACATGGTGTGTATAACGATTCTGATGGTTTTGGTGGAAGTGATTTAACAGAAGGAAAACAACTATTTTTATCAGAAACAGCAGGAACAGTTACAGCAACAGCACCTAGTGATGATGGCGATATTGTACAAGTATGTGGTATTGCAGTAGGTCCTAGAGATGTACTTGTTAATCCTAGCTTAGATATTATAGAACACGATTAATGGCTAACAATGTAAAAAAAGTTAATGGTATAGCAATAGGAGATATTAAAAATCTTAATGGTATTACCGATACAAATCTAAAAAACTTAAATGGTCAAGATTTTACTGGTATAGTGTTAGTAGATCAACAACAAAGGTCTTTTACTACTGTGGATTCTGGTGGTAGTGCTATTGGTGATGCAGGAGAATTTGAAACTAATAGAGCTTTTGGTAATTCAGTTGCTTATGACCCAGACACAAGCACAATAATTGTAGTCTATGGAGATACAGGTAATAGTAATAGGTGTACAGGAAGGGTTGCTACAGTATCTGGAAATGAAACTGATGGATTTACCCTTACCTTTGGAAGTGAGGTAGAGAT